AGTAAAACAATCTAAAAAAGACATCGACATTGATACCGATGACGTGACTCAAGAGGAATTAACCGTAGAGGTAAAAGAGTCTGCGAATAATGTCGAGACAAAAGAAAAACCCAATCTTGATTTTGGCGAAGTTGATTTAGGCTACACGGATCACGGAACTTCTGAAGAGAAGAAAGATGATAAACCTGAAATCAAAATAGAAGAAGATAAGGTAGATGATCTTAAAAAAGAATTAAAAGCTGAAGGTAAAGAAATTGAAGGTGAGAAAGATGAACTTGCTGACGATGAAAAAGATTTTCAAAGTCTTTACAAAAAATACAAACAGCAAAACAGAAGAATTGATAAATTAACTTTTAGAAGAGAAGAAGCAGAAAGACAAGCTAAGGCTGCTGAAGAATATGCTAGAGGGGTTCAGAAAAAATTACAAGATATCGAAAAAAGATATAATGTTGAATCTGATAATTATTTAAAAGAATTTGAAGCAAGAGTCGATTCTCAAAGAGAACAAGTTAAAAATAATTTAAAACTTGCTATCGAGAACAGTGATACCAATGCGATCATGGAAGCAAATGATCAATTGACTCAACTTGCTGTTCAAAAAGAAAAAGCAAAAATTAGAGCTGAAGAGAGAAAATATGCTATTGAATTAGCTGAAACTCAAAAGAAAGAAGAGGAAGAGAAAGTAAAATCTCAAGCTCAACAACAACCAACACCATCTGAAAAAGCTATGGAATTCAAAGAAAAACATAAGAAATGGTTTGGTTATGATAAAGATCCTGCTCTAACAGCATACGCTGTAGCATTAGATGGTCAGATAAGACAAGAGGGTATTGAAGTTGACTCTGATGAATACTATAATGAGATAGAGAAAAGGTTAAATCCTATTTTAACAGCTCAAGGTTTGAAAGAACCAGCGGAAGCTGTTGAAGCTAAGCAGAAAGCGAAACTTGTCCAGACTGTCGCTTCTGCTGGAAGAAAAGAAGTCGGACGCAAAACTGTGACACTCACCAAATCACAGGTAGCAATAGCTAAAAGATTAGGTGTGCCACTTGAAGAGTACGTTAAATATGTGAAGGAGGCTCAATAATATGAACGATACTATAAAAAGAATTTCACGCAACGCTGAGTCGAGAGAAGTTGAACAACGAAAAAAGACTTGGCAGTTACCGTCTAGTTTGGATGCCCCGAAAGCACCCAACGGTTTCGAGCACAGATGGATTAGAACCAATGTGCAAGGTTTTGAAGATGCGTCTAACGTGACTAAGAAACTTAGAGAAGGCTGGGAATTTGTGAAAGCGGAAGAAATAAAAAATGATCCCGATATTCATAAATATCCTCAGTTAACCGAAGGGAAGTATTCAGGATGCATAGGAATTGGAGGCCTTGTGTTGGCAAGGATACCGACAGAGATTTTAAGACAGCGATCTGAGTATTTCTCAAGACTTACAACAGATCAGTTAAAAGGAGTCGACAACGATCTTATGAAGGAACAACATCCGTCTATGCCTATCAATATTGATAGACAAAAACGGGTTACCTTTGGCGGTGGACGCAAAAATTAATCTTTTTGTTAATCCTACCTAAAGGTTGGCTAATATAAATTAAAAACAAAAACTAAGGAGTAATATACTATGGCAAACGTTGTAGAAAAGTTCGGTCTAAGACCGTACAGAAAACTTGATGGTACTCCCCTAGTTGGTGCTCAAAACAGATATACAATTGCTAGTTCTTATGCAACTGCGATTTTCCAAGGTGACCTGGTTATACCAGTAACTGGTGGAAACATCGAAAGACATACAGCTGGTAATTCAACTTCTGTTGTGGGTGTTTTTAACGGATGTTTTTATACAGATCCGACTACTCAAAAGCCGACTTTTAGCAACTATTATCCAGGCGGTGTTACTGCTTCGGACATTACAGCATTTGTAGTGGACGATCCAGACGCTGTTTTCTTAATGGATGCTGATGCGACTTTTGCAAGAGCAGATTTGTTCCAAAACTATTCAGTTACAAACGCAACAGGGAATACTAAAACTGGAATCTCAGAAACTCAACTTGATGTTGGAGCTTCTGGAACTAACGTATCATTCGTGATTCAGGCAATTGACATTTCTCAAGACCCTAATAACAGTGACGTAAGTTCGGCTAATGCAAACATTTTAGTCAGAATTAACAAACACTTTTACCGTGATGGTACAGGTATCTAATAAGGAGAATAAATAATGGCTATATCACGACAACAGCTAGCTAAAGAGCTAGAGCCAGGTTTGAATGCCTTATTCGGCCTGGAGTACAGTAGATATGATAATCAGCATGCTGAAATCTTTACTACTGAATCATCTGACAGAGCTTTTGAAGAAGAAGTAATGTTAAGTGGTTTCGCTGGTGCACCAACTAAACAAGAAGGTGCTTCAGTTGTGTTCGATCAAGCTAACGAAGCTTACACAGCTAGATACACACACGAAACTATCGCTTTAGCATTCTCAATTACTGAAGAAGCTATTGAAGATAACCTATATGACAGACTTGCTCAAAGATACACAAGAGCTTTAGCGAGATCTATGTCAAACACTAAGCAAGTAAAAGCTGCACAAGTGCTTAACCAAGCACAATTCACTGCTGTAACAGGTGGTGACGGAGTACCTTTAATTGCGAACAATCACCCATTATCAAATGGTGGAACGTTCTCAAACGTACTTTCAACTGCAGCTGACCTTAACGAAACTTCATTAGAGCAAGCTCTAATTGATATTCAAGGTTTCGTTGATGAGAGAGGATTAAAAATCGCTCTTAACGGTAGAAAAATGATAATTCCAAAAGAATTACAATTTACTGCTGAAAGATTGATGAAATCAACTCTTAGAACAGGTACTGCTGACAATGACATCAACGCTATCAATAACATGGGAATGGTTCCTGAAGGTTACAGAGTTAACAACTTCTTAACTGACACTGACTCATTCTTCTTGTTAACGGATGTGCCTAATGGTCTTAAACACTTCGAAAGAAGTCCAATTAAGACTGCATTAGAAGGCGACTTCGATACAGGTAACGTTAGATTTAAAGCTAGAGAAAGATACTCTTTTGGATTCTCTGATCCAAGATGTATTTTTGGTAACGGAAACTTACCAACAAGCTAATAGGCAACTATTTTGGCCGTAAGGTCACTTAAAAGGGGCGGTGTTCACACTGCCCCTTTTTTTGTGTATAATAAAAAGACCTAGAAATTAAATTAATTTTGTAGACTGGCTAGGCAGACGGTATAGAGACTACAAAGTTTAACCGCTATACAAGGAGAAAATATTATGGCAACAACTAACTTTTCTGGTCCGATAACGGCTGGTCAAATAAGAAACACAACAGGAACTACGCTTGGTGAAAATATAAAAAACATTGGTCAAGTTTTAATGTCTCAATCAGTAAAGGTTGATATTACTGGTGCTTCACATTTAAATCAAGTTTGCGCAGTAATTCCAGCGAACTCACAAATAGTAGACGTTATTCTTAACGTAACTACAGCTAACGATGACACAACAGCATCTTCTGTTTCAGTAGGGACAACTGCAGATGCAGATGCATTTATTAATGCACAAAGTGTTCAAGCATTAGGAACTTTTCATGGTACTTTAGATACAGAAGCAACTAACGTTGGTGCAACTGATATTCAAGTATTAGCAGATTTCACGGCTACTGATGGCGATGGAACTACGGGTGTAGGTACAGTTACTGTTTTATACATGCAGAATAATTCTATTCAAGACGCAGTAGACTTATAATAAATAATTATAGAGCTCCTTCGGGAGCTCTAAACTAAGGAGAATTTTATGGGATTTAAATCCGATATACAAGCAACGAGATTTACTGCCGCATCTGGTACTGCGGTTATAGCTCAACCAGTTAGAGTTAGAGGATTAATTGTGTCTTCTTCTGGTGGGGGAACGGGTACTGTTCTTTTAACTACAACCACAAAAACAGGAGATACTTTATTACATTTAGATATTCCTACAGGTGATGTAGTTAACTTTTCACTACCTGAAGATGGTATTCTATTTCCTCAAGGTGTTTTTTGTTCAACACTGACAAGTGTTTCATCAGTTGTTTTATTAACTGATAAATATTCAGGACCTAATTTAACAGGTCAAAACGGATAAATAGATTAAGTTAAATATGAATAAGACTGGTCTAAAAGTTTTAGGTTTCAGTAGAGGTGGAGATAATATGCCTGCTAGAAACAAAAAGAATTTTAGATCTACTAAAAGTGGTGCGGGTATGACTGCTGCAGGAGTTGCTTCATACAGAAGTAAAAACCCAGGAAGTAAGTTAACTACAGCAGTTACAGAAGATAAACCCGGAAAGAAAAGAGCAGCAAGAAGAAAATCATATTGTGCAAGATCAGCTGGACAAATGAAAATGTTTCCAAAAGCTGCAGCAGATCCTAATTCTAGACTAAGACAAGCAAGAAAACGTTGGAAGTGTTAAAAAAAGTATACTGGCTATTTTTAGACCTTATACTTTATGTTATAATGGGTTTAATATTTTGTTTAACAGTACTAGGAGCTTATTTAAAAACCATGATTGATAAATACATTATAAAATTCTGTGAATTCATTGATAATACTACTGATAAAATAGTTAAATTTTTTACTAAAAAAAAGAAGAAATAACATGATGGTTAAGTGCAAAACTTGTGGCCACGGGTGTCATTGCAGTGAAGATAAAATAGATTCAGGACATTACACACCTTTAATGGATGTGTGTGAGTGTAAAAAATGTCAACATGAAGTAAAAGAAATTGAATACGAGGAGTGTTTATCATGTCAATAAAGGTTAAT